GTATTCGATTATTCTGCTGTGTTACGGTGAATGATGCTGATGATTTTTTCCGTTTCTTCCGGGGAGATTCCCAAGGCTTCAAGAGCCTCATGAGTTCCGCAGTCAGGGCAAATCAGCGTTTCATTATCAGTTCTGGAAAGTGCAGGTCTTTCATGATAGGTACAACCGCACTTTGGGCAGATTCTTTCGCTTATATTTTCTGCTTTCATATTCTTGCTCCTTTCAGACTTTTTTCATAGGCTTTATCAAGGTACTTGAAATCGAATCCGAAAATGGTGTATCCGAATTTGCAGGTGCTGACATATGCAGGAGTTGGAATTCCAAGCCTGCGTTCTTCGTGCATGATATACACAAAAGCATCAATCATTTTTCCGGTTTCGGAAAGTCTGATTTTCATATTTTTCTTGTAGTAGAAATTAGGATAGCCCTCGTAAATATCAAGGCTGTGTTCATCGGCGGCAGTCACTTCCCAGACAGCAACCGGAACAAGCGAACCTTTCTTTTTTTCAATAGTGAGGTAGGAGCCTGTCTTGCTACCTTTATAAAGCAGTTCATAATCCCCGATAACCGCCGTTCCAACGATTTTTGCTGTGGGGCATCTGAATTTCATCTGACGGACATTGAGGTTTGAACCGTAAGCAAGGTAATATCTTTTCATTTCAAATCTCCTTTTTGTAGATTCCGCTTTGCGGTAGTCACATATTAACTCTTTCGGAGGAGAAATGCAACCCGCTAAATCTACAAAATATCTGTGCCTTTTCTTGTGTGGTATTTGTTCAGATTACACTTTGCGAAATCAGGAGCTGTGTGGGCTTGTGTGAAACTTTTCTTGAGGCTGGGAAAACTATACCACAAAAGCAACGTGGGCGGCGGTGTTGCCACCCGTTGCCTTTGAGGGGCAAGCCCTTTCAGGCTCTGCCGTATCTGAAAGCTGCATCTCCGTCAAGGTTCTTGGTAAGAAAACTTCTCGCTGTGGAGAACTCTTCACCAACCAGTCCCAATCGAATCAGCCATGTTCGCATTGCAAATTTTGGATTTTCCGTTTGCTGTGGTTTTGGACTTGCTGTTTTCAGTTCCTTTGCCATTTCGGAAAGTGCAAGGCAAAGCTGAATGTAGCTTTTCAATTGCCCAGCATGGAGTCCATTTTTCTTTTCAGCTGTAGGCTTGTCAAACTGGAAAAGTCGAAATTCGATTGTGCTTTTTGTAAAGGTTGCGTGATAATTCAGCATATGGTATCTGCTATCGTTGTAATGCTGATTTCTGCCGTAATTCGCACCGTTTGCTGTGTACCAGATGTCTGCAAACTGTGCCATTGTGGTCGGTTTCTTTTGGTTCAGCTGTTCAATGAATCTTGGGTTTACCGTTCTGCAGTATCGGTTCATTCTGCCGCTGTCGATTTTCAGGGCATCTGCGATCAGCTGTTCGTGGCTTGCCATCAGGTTTGCAAGGTTTCTGAGGCTCTGCGGTGTGTGACCGTTCGCTTCGATGTGAATGTGAACTCCTGCACCGACTCCTGCGTGGCTTACTGCTCCTGCCTTGCGAAGTCTTCTCACAAGCTCCTGCAAGGTTTCAATGTCGCTGTAGTGAAGAATCGGTGTGACCAGTTCGCACTTTTCAGCGTCGCATCCTGCAATGCTGACATCTTTCTGGAATTTCCATTCTCTTCCCTGTGCATCCCAAGCTGACCAGGTGCTGTATCCGTTTCGGCTTGCTGTGAATTCGTATCTGCCTGTTCCAAAGAAGTCTGCGGCAAGCTTTGCAGCTCGTTCTCTTGTGATGTGGTTCATCTCAATTTCAACTCCGATGGTCTGATTTTTCAGGTTTTCAATCTGTCTTTCTGTTTTAGCGTTCATGGTATTTTCCTCCGTAATTTCGGTACTTTTTAAGGGGTGTCCCTTTCGTTGTGTTACATATTACCGCATTACGGAGTATATAGCAACCCGCTAAATCAACAGAAAAAGAGACTGTATATCCGCCAAAAGATTGTGTAATATACAGTCTTGATTAACTTGAATTTCTATGGTAACATACAGTACGATGGAATAGGTTCTGCCTTAATTTTCAGCCCACGCCACTCTGAAAGAATCCACTTCCGGAATGATTGCAAGGGAAGAACCATTTTCCCATTTCATATGAATTGACCCGATATCATCAATGTGAGTCACCTCACCAACAGTCCCCGGAGGAACGGGATATTTTTCATTCCGCATGGTGATCATCTGGAGCTTTGTTCCCTTTGGATACTGTTTTCGGAGTTGTTCCAGATATGCTTTATTCGGAAATTTCATCAGTTGCACCAACCTTTCTGAATGCAGAATTGCCTGTAAGATTGCGGAGGATTACTTTTCTTGCCGCCTTGAATTCTGCCCCCATCATTCCCAGACGAATCAGGAAACACCGCATGGTGTATTTGGGATTGTCGGAAGTGTCCGGCTTGCGGTTGATGCGTCCCTGATTCTTTGCAAATTCGCAGAGCATGGAGATGAACGTGCAGCAGGCATCTGCATCACCGTCTTGCTTTACTTTGAACCATGGAAATTCCACCTTTTCATCAGATGAAATGATGTCCAATGAATCCGTCTGAAAAGCAGCCTGAAAAAGGGCAGCCTTGTTTTCGCAGATCTGCTGAAGATTGCCCATCGTATGTTCATCGAAAAAGTCCGCAGGCATCTGAACTGTCAATTTTGTGGATTCCGGTTCTGTTGTGTCTGGAACATCGTATCTACGCTTTTTCAGTTCTTCCATAAGATGTTCTGTTTCCTTGCTGTCAGCTGAATCGCTGATTTCAAGGCTGCCCTCTTTGGTGATGGTATAATATTCCCCGATTTTGTAAGCACAAGTCGGCATATACTGATATTCGGCAGGAATTTCAAGTATTTCAGAAACAGCTTTCACCATTGTTTTTCGATTTTCTCCTGTGAGATGAAATGCAATCGTCATATGTTTGACCTCCTTTTTGGTAGTACACATGATAACTCGTTTCCTCACAGATATCAAGTGTGACATATGACAAACTTTCAGGCTGTATTCTGTGCATAATACGCTATCCCAGACAGTACAAACCACGCATTTCCTAAATATATGCCGTTGCCCCACATTTTGTAGGCGGCACTATCGGAATACGGATCTTTCAGCCATTTTTCAAGTTGCTTTCGACTTTTTGGTTTACAGGTTTTCCCGACAGCCTTGTTGTAGGTTTCAAAGACATTCTGCCACCAACGAATCTGTTCTTCCGTTGGATTTTCAATGCCGATATCATCGCACCACCAAGTCGGCATACCTTGCAGCAACGCACATTCCTGCGGTGTCAATCTTCGCACGATATATTCCGGAGCATTGACAAGCGGCGGATCTTTGTAATCTGATGCCACAAGAGTGTTTGCTTTTTCTTTTTCAGCAACAGTATGATGTGAATTTTTGCTTGTGGAATAGACCGGATGAGCAATTCCGCCTGCACCTGATGCAACAATTGTCGGAGATTTTTCTTCTTCGATCTGAAAACTGAATTTTGCATTGTATCCCTGATTCATGGCAGGTCTGCCGATTCCATAGGCAACAGCATGATTTTCAGTACAATTGAGTGTGTACATCGTTTCCGATTTTTTATGCCCGTTGCCGTGGTGAGATGGACGGCTTCCATTACCTTCAACGACAACAATTCCACCCTGATTTTTGCATGGAGACTGATTGCTTGTATCAATTGTTCTTGCAGTATCTGCTTCGTAAAATCCGCTGTTGGGATTGTCGGAAAGCATGGAATTGCTGTATTTTCCGCAGATGCCGTATGCTTTATGAAAATGTTCCACCACAAACGGCTGATTATTTCCGCCCGTTCCATATGTAGCAGAAACTGTTTCCGCTACTTCAACAGGACCCTTAAATCGTGTATCTTGCCCGTGATTTGAAAAAACTAACCCTGTGCTTGTTTCTTCAGAGCAAGTTCCAAAACTTCCGGCAGTTTCTTTCCACGAACAGAAGCTCTGCGGAGAATACCCAGACAGGCTTTCGGACTCAAATAATATTTTTGAGGCACATTCACCATCAAAATCTGCGACAAGGTAGATACGCATTCTTCTCTGGGGTACACCCCAGTACTGAGCATCGACTGTCCTGTATGCGAGAGAGAAACCATCTGCCAGGATTTCTCCTGACTTTGTCCACTTTTCAGGTTTAGGGACAGATATGTCCGGGATTTTGATTTTGCAGAGTTCTTCGAGGACGCATCGGAAGTCTTCGCCGCCGTTGGAGGAGAAAGCTCCTGCGACATTTTCCCACACTGCAAATCTCGGATATTTTCCATTTGTAGCACACCTCATTTCCTTGATAATTCTGACTGCCTGAAAGAATAGTCCGGAACGTGCGGCATTCAAGCCATGACGCTTTCCCGCAACACTTAGGTCGGTGCATGGTGAGCCAAAGGTGATAATATCCACAGGCTCTATTTCAGCACCGTTGATTTTATTTATATCTCCGAGATGCTTTATAAACGGCAGTCGCTTTTCTGTGACAGCTATCGGAAACGGCTCTATTTCTGATTTCCAGACAGGTACAATACCGGAGAGCATTCCTGCCATTTCAAAAGTTCCGGAACCGGAAAACAGGCTGCCAAAGGTGAGAGGTTTATTCATTTGACACCTCCACATCCTTGTATTCGATTCTTTCACCGTTCCGCATCAGATACACATCATCAAAGTTACCATCATGGAGTCTGATGTATCTTTCCACTGCAACATCAACGAACTTTGGTTCAAACTCAATACCATAGCAAATTCTGTCAAGCTGGTCACAGGCAATCAGGGTAGATGCTGAACCTAAAAAGCAATCAAGCACTAAAGCATTCGTCTGCGTTGATAAACCGATAAGATAAGCAATCAGCGGAACAAGCTTGCTTGAAGGATGTCCGCAGCCGTCTTCTTTGCTGTTTTTAATACGGTCAAATTCAAATACAGTTACCTGTTTCTGATCTCCGTACCAGTTATGCTTACCGTCTTTCTTCCAGCCAAAAATAATAGGCTCATGGATATATTTCCAGTCAGTTCTTGTAAGCACAAGCCTGTCCTTTTTCCAGACAAGACCCGCACCAACCTTAAAGCCTGCATCTTCAAAAGCATCGTGAAAAATTCTTGCCTTTGAAGTGGCATAGAATTCATAGAAACTCGCATCTCTCTGCATATACTCATGTAGATTTTTGAACACTTTCATAAGGAATTCGTAGGCTTCCTTATCATTCAGGTTGTCGTTTTTAATTTTTCCTGATGAGCTATTCAAGTCCACAAAATATGGTGCATCTGTACAGACAAGGTTTACTCTTGTATCACCAAGCAACGCATTGAATGTTTCAGGCAAAGTGGAATCTCCGCAGATGACTGTATGTTTTCCAAGATGCCAGATGTCGCCGGTTTTAGATTTGCAGGGCTTTTCCAGTTCTGCATCTACATCGAAATTATCTTCTTTCGCTTCATCGCTGTCAATTGCAAAGAGGTCAGCGATTTCTTTTTCATTAAATCCGGTCAGACCAAGGTCAAAGCCAAGATTCTGCAATTCTTCCATTTCTACGGCGAGCAATTCTTCATCCCAGCCGGCGTCCAATGCCATACGATTGTCGGCAAGAATAAATGCTTTCTTCTGTGCTTCTGTCATGTGTTCTACAAATACACACGGGACCTTCGTCATGCCTTCGGCTTTGGCGGCTTCCAGTCTGCCGTGTCCGCACAGGACGTTATAATCCTTGTCGATTATCATAGGACTAACAAATCCGAATTCTCGCAGGGAAGAACGAAGTTTCAAAATTTGTTCTTTGTTGTGTGTTCTGGCGTTATTTGTATAAGGCACTAACTTGTTGATGTCAACAAGCTGAAATTCTGTAGTTGTGGTCATCTGTAATTCCTCCTCTGCTGGATTCTGAGCATACCTTTTCGGGCGGCATCAATGTTGCCCTTGACAGCTTGTCCTTTTATCGTACGGTATTGCTGCTTGGTAAGATAGGGTTTGTTATTTTTCAGTTCTCTCCAAAAACTATTATCTGCTTTCATAAAAACTCACTTTCTGCTTCTCAGCAATTTTTCCATCATATCTTCCTGCGGATTGCCCTGAAATTCTACAGAACAATTTTCACGGACTATCTGAAAAATCTGATTCCAGATTTGGTTTGCCTGTTTCATGTAGTTCTGCGACATTGCCACATAGGGAGAGGCAATTGCCGCACCAGTTGTAGGATGTTTGGAAATATATCCGTACTTGGTGACGATCTGCTCGCAGTGAATCCAACGGGAAATATTCATGGCATACTGTTCCACAAGCTGACGGCTGACGATTTTCTCGCAAGAACGTTCTTTCAGCCATTGATAAGTTTCTGTATACACATCATCTGCAAGGAGTTTTGTGCCGTCACGCTGTAATTCTTTCATGAAATCTCTGACAGGCGGTGTTTCAGCGGATTCTATATCCGCAGGCTGCATCATAACTTCAGCCGATTTTCCCTCAGCAATTTTCTCAGTGAGTGCCTTTCTTGGTCTGCCTGCACCCGGTCTTGCACCGCCTCGGTTTGTACCGTCTTTCGCCATGATGTCACCGCCTTTCATAAATCAAAGAAATTCAAACAAAAATGTTAAATCGGGCGTAAAAAATGCCGACTGTAAAAGTCGGCAAAGTTAGATGTTATCAGTGTTTTTTCGTATTTATATCTCTGAGGGGTCAATAGGGTGTTTGAATACCCGTTTTTGTGCGTGAGAGGGGCCACCGGTCTGTGTTTTGTCCATTTTTAGGGATTTTTTAACCCCCAGGGGCTTTTCAGTATGTATAAACAGGATTCTTATCTTCCGTCCAAGTCTTTTTATCGTGACAGGGTTTGCATAAGGCTTGCCAGTTGAATTCATCCCACATCAAAGCAGGGTTGCCACGATGCGGTTGTATGTGGTCGACCACAGTTGCAGGAACATATCGTCCTTGCTGCATACAGCGTACACACATTGGATGCTTGCGGAGGTAAACTTTACTGAGCCTACGCCACT